TCCTCTTTTTCTTCTGCTTGCACTAAGTATTATATTTATTCTAGATCCTGCGGGTATTTCTATATCAAGAAATTGTCCTTGATTGACTTCATCTTCAATACTACAACTAACTTGTGCCATAGGTTTGTTGTCTCCAGCACCATCTTTTCTATCAAAAAATGAATTAGGTGGTTTGTTTGCTGCAAAATTATTTGCTTTTAATCTCATGTATGTTCCTGTTGGCTGTCCACATGTTCCTTCAATTACCTCACCATCTGCATTTTTTGTACATAAAAAATCTTCTGCTTCGCTACCAAAACCTAAAACCTTTGTAGATGCACAATTCAATACAGGGCCATTTGTGTCTGATTTTACAAACAAAGTATCATTGTCTTTTACCTTATCTCTATTGTCACCATCTAACAAATAATATACATCTCCTGTTCCTTCTTCTCTAAAAAATATATTTGTATATATTGTTCGGTACAAACCTTTAGATTCTTTTATTACAAATTTATATTTAGTTGCCCAATAAGGAGGATAACTATTCATTGTTACCCTAATATTATTTTTGTTCACAGAATTTTCACAAGCAATAAATACTGTATTGTCAGTATCTACAAGCGCTGTTGAAGCTCTGCCATATTCATCCATGTATACAACTGCAACTTCATAATCTCTATTACTATGCAATGATTCTTTTGATGCGCTTTGAGCATATAAACCTTCAGCTGTTATGCATTGCAAATATTCATAAGCAAATCTTGGTGGTGAAAATGGAACAGGGGGGTTTTGAGTTTGATCATACTCTTCATATTTTATTGCAGGAATCGTAAGGCTTATTACGTCACTTCCCTGCGATGTTTCAATTGAAAACCCTTGAGGGTTTGAGGTTATTCCAAATCCTACTTTCTCCCAACCGCTTTTTGGAACTGCTTCACAAATAAGCCTATCAGTTAGACTTGTTCCAATTTCAGCCCCAGGAGGTTGATTGAATACACATTGATTGTCTACCAAAGGAACAAACTCGCTAATAGCAGCTATAAACTCGGGGCTTGATGCCATTTCAAATACACTATTATAGTCTTGTTGTAATTGAAATAAAAACGTATCGTTAAATATGTTTTCAGGCTGTGTACCGTCATCATATGACGCATCACCGCTATAAATGGCGCTTACATAATTAAAAGCAAAACCTATTTGAGCTCCCTCTACAAGTTGAACTTCATCAGCACCAAAGTCTACGCTAAATTTTGCTTGAGGGACTGTTACTGATCCATCAATAGTATAGGTCGCATCACTAAGAGTTGCCACTATTTCAGCAGCAGATAAACTTTCACTTATCAATTCAAGATCGTAATCTAAATAAATTTGTGCGCCATTATCATCAACTATGTCGTATCCATCAATGTAGTTTCCATACATCAATCTGTTACCCATAATAGTTTGAGCCTGCGCTTTGAGTGGCACATTATCATATAACCTAAGTAGTTGTTCTTCTGGAAGCGTGGTATATATTTTCTTGTTTGTAAATGTTAAGGTTTGGGTAGTGTTGTCAACCCATCCTTCATTGACTTTGTTAAATCTTTCTATTACATTAACACTTTGGCTCGTGCTAAATTTAAATATTACATCAATGTCTTTTACGTTTTTGCCCCCCGTTTCAAACTCTATATCTACCGCATTAAGAGTATTTCTCATACCCTCTTGATTGTAATTACTGTAATCAAACTGAAAAGGCCCTGGTGTAAAAGCATATTCACTAAAAGGTGATAATGCAGAATACTCTCCATCTTCGTATTGCCATCTATACGCAAAACTTAAAAGAAGCTCTTCCATATAGTTTTCACCCCCTCCAATTTGATATTGATTTATTTTAGGAGCATTCAAGGGCGGTGCTAAAATAACACCTATATCTTGCTCGTTTAAAACGGGTTCGGTAGGATATGTTCGTGTGACATTTATTTTTCTTGGAGGATTTAAGTTGTCAGTAAAAAACAACAAATCTCCAATCATATTTACACCATTAACTAGATAATCTTTATCAAAATTTAAAACCTCTGTGGATATTAAGTGGTATATTAAGACAAATGTTCTTGTGTTATAGGAAACCACTAAATCAACTTTGCCTGTTGGAGAGTTTGTGTTGTTTGGATCATTAACAAACCAATACATTGTTTCCTCACCACCATCCTCAAAAGCTCCTATACACTTAGCCTGATTACTTAATTCTTGTCCCTGATAAGTTAACTGAACAAGCAATTCATTCCCTTTAGAGTTTTCTACAGCACCAATCTCAGTGCCTTCTGTAGAACCTAACCTTACGTTTAAAGCGTCTACATACTCACCATTAGGAACTAAGCGCTCATCCACGCCTTTGTTCATTCGGCCCTTTATAAAATTTCTTTGAACTTTAGGCATCTTATTTTATCCATTTTGATTGCCCTCTCAGATTCATTAATAATCTTCCAGGGTGTATATTACTTAATCTTAATTTAGCATTTCTTAAAAGCGCAGACTTTTCTTTTCTAAGCCTGTTTATTATAAACTCTTGCACTCCAACTTTGCTATTTAGTATTACATATTTTATATATGCATAAATAAATTCTTCAAAAAGCTTGTTAACACTTACTTTAGAGTCATCGCCTTTTTCCATTCCATCTGAAACATATTCTAACACGCAAAGCTCGTTTGCCATGTCAGAGCTAAAATTAATAACACCCCCTTGTTTGTTTATTTTAAATGTAGGATTTTGATTTGCAGTTTCCGTATTTAAACCATACCTTCCGCCTATAGGGTATTCAAAGTACCATAATCCATTATAAAAATATCCTTCTTGTCCATGATAACAACTTGATTCATTTAAGTAAATAGTTTTTTTCTCATTTAGAATTCTTTGCATATCAATTGTAGATGTCGAAGGCTTCAAGATGTTGCCATCGTGATCAAACAATATTCTACAATTATTATCCTGCAAATATGCATCCGACCAATTAGTTTGAATGTTTTCTGTCAACGGCATAAGAAGACCATCTTTATATAAAGATAACCTTACCCAATTTACATAGTCGGGTGGCAAAACAAACCTTAGAGTATCACAAACTTGTAGTTCTAAAATTTTTATTTCTTTCAAAGAATCATAATTAAGCTCCTGAATTGCTCTTTTAGCGTGAAATAAAATATTATATCTTTCTACGTTATTAATAAGTTTATCATTGCCCACATACATCAAGATAAAATTTGTTACAATATCATCTAATGATACATATTGATATGATCCCCAATTTGCATCTTCTGTGTTTGGGTTTCCTGTGTTTTCGTAATATGTATAATCGTTAATATATGCCATAATTATCCTTCTTGTTTAGTTGCTTCATTTTCTTCTAATTTTCCAAAAGCTGCCACCTCTTTGTCTCTTATAGAAACTCCTGCATATTGTAATATTTTATTTACTAGGTTGGGCTCATCCGAAATGGGAAGCTCAAAGTCTTGATAATCTAAGGCCGACTCATTAAATGCAGGCTCACCACCTGGAGGTAACTGAACATAAGTCCAATTTGGATCTTTAGGGTATCTTATGTATTGACTCACTATTGATCCTGGTTGTGTCAAACTTATGGGGTATATGGTTATTGTGTTTCCATATGTTGTGTCATTTGCACCACCTAAAACATAAGCTGGATATGTGGTTGACGGACTTGTAAGAGGGCTTGAATTTAAATAGAATATTTTATTCTGAGAAACTCTTTCTACCTCTTTGATTGTGTTATAAGCTGTACTTACTATTGCGTATTCAGCAAACAAATCCGTTGCTCCAAAAAGATCTTGAGTCAATCTAAGTTCGGTATTACTAATAATTTCAACAACAAATGCGGTATCACCACTTACAATATTACTTACCAAGCTACCAACTTGAACGGTAGATGTAAACGTAGCGTTGCTATCAATTAACCTGTTATTAGCAATACTAGTTGCCTGTCCTTGTGCGAGAAGTGTATTGTAGTAATTTATTTTATTAATTAGGTAATAATCTTCAGGTAAATCATAATTTGATACTCCTGTGTTTGCAAGCACTTTGGTTCGAGAAAAACTATCTACCACTTCCTCAATACCCTTTACAATATCTGCATATCCAGAGCCTGATTGTCTGACGTTTTGTTTTACTAATTGACTATTGTATTGATAAAAATAGTCTTCAAATATGTCTAACTGCGCTTGTTTTGCATATAAATTAAAATCATTAGGTGTTATATACCCAAAATTATTTTTATTTGCAATGGAAAGCACAGTGGCTCGGACTGTGTTAATAAGTGATGTCATCCTCTATTTTTCTTTGTACAAAGATAAGAAAAAAAAAGAGGCCTCATTTTTTTGAGGCCCCTCTGACTAATCTAATTTAGATTCCAATATCCTTAAAACTTCTAGCCCTTCATCGCTTTGTAAAAACGAAGCTAGTATGAATAATGGATCTTCACCATAAGGAACAGTAAGTAGCTTGTTCTTGTTTCCTTTTAAGTTGTAATAAACATCCTTTTTATTTTTAAGAACCAACAAACCTTCGCTAAAAAATTTAGCACATTTGTTTTGAAGCATAAGCAAAGGATCATTAATGGATTCCATAAACTCTCCAGGATATCTTTTTGCAAATATTCTTACATCTCTTTTTAATTCTGATGAACTTAATTTATCAATATTCAATCCTATAACTACTCTTGCTATTGTTTCTAGCATTTCAATGTCTAAATCCTTGGCGACTATTTGAGCCTCCAGTGCGATATCTAAATCTTCTACTTCTATGGAAGCATCTTTTTCTTTATCTACCTCAACAAATTCATTCCCATTCCCTGGATGATAAGCTAAAAACTCTTGCAATATTTGGTTTTGTTTTGGGACTCTCAAAAAGCCATCTTCAAAAACAATAGGCTCCAATAGTATGTTGCCGTCCTGTTCATCCTCAAAAATACTTTTTTGATTTTTTGCATAACGCATGGCTCTGTTAACACCTGTTGTGTCATCAAAATATAATAGTGATTTTCTCTTTGTGTGTCTAGAGGGTATAGTGTAGCTCAAAGGAGCTTTATTTCTAGTAAGTTTGTAGGTTTTATCTACAAATTTTGTTTTCTTTTTTTTCATTGTATTTAATTTAAAATTTAATTTTATTAAAAAGAATGAGGGCCACGCTCACTCAGTGGCCCGCTCATTCTTATAATCTATATCTTACTTAAAGATAAAGAAGTTATTCGCTCCTAGAGTACAAAGTGCTCTTTCAGATAAGAAGTGAACTTCCATAGCATCTAAGCTAGTAGTAGCCGCTCCACCTGCAGAACCTGTAATCCAAGTTTTGTAGCGTCTGTCTTCAGTTTCTGAAGCTCTATATCTAACGTGTAAGAAAGGTCTCTTAGCGTTTTTACCTAATACTTGATCGTATACAGTTGTTGAACCTGCTGGCACTAAAATACCATTAATAGCTCCACCAACAATATCTCCTCTCATAGTAGGATCGTTAAGGTATTTCCAATCTGACTTGTAGAAATCATAACCTCTTCGGAATCCTGAGAATCCAAGGTTTAATGCCATTTCTGCATCATTGTCAAATAATCCGAAAGATGCTGAGTTAGCAGAACCACCTGCAACGAAACCGTTGAGTGTAGCCAACATATCATCAATATCAAATCCGAACTCTCTGTTTACAAAAAGTACATTTTCTTCAATAGAACCTTGCTTGTCTAATCTTTGAATAATAGCATCAAAGTCAGCTAAAGTAGTAGGGTTACCACCACTAAAGACATTTCCTCTTTCTTCTACTACATAGAATAAACCTTCTGATCCTTTGTTACCAACACCACTAGCAATTCCTTCTGCTATTGCTGCTGCTCCTGATCCTGCTACTGCAGGTACGGCCTCAACCATTGCTGTCTCAAGATAGTCTTCAAATCTCAATCTTGTTTCGTGCTCTGATTTTAGATACCACAAGAATCCTGTTGCTCCGTTTTCAGTTGTAACTTCAATCCAACCAATTTGTGCCATATCAGATCCTGATACTGCATACTTATCTTTGATAATAATTGGTGAATTTTCAAAAATAAAGTCATTTGCTTCCAATTGACCTTCCATTCCGATTGCTCCTTTTTGGAACTCAGAACCATAAATAAATAGTGAACATTGTACGGCTGCTGCCATTGACTGACCTGCAGCTTCATAGTATGCTACATCAATAGTTGCATTTGCTAAATCAACTGCTGTAACAATAGCCTTGTTACTGTTTGTTGAGTTTATCGAACTATCGGATAACATAATTGTCTGACCAACTCTAATTGCAATTTGAGATCCCGCAGGAACTAAAACATCATTTATAGTTAGGGTAGCTGTTGCGCTACCAGCCGCTGCTCCAGATGTAACATCCACATATTTTGTGTGTAATCTTCCTTGCTCTGCCCACTTAATAAGGTCAGAGTTAGAAGGCATTTCAGCTCCCACCATTCTTAAGAATGATGATACTGTACGATTACCATATCTTTCAAATTCTTTTTCATAAGTATCTGGTAAATACTGATTCAAGAAGTCGAAGTTGGTAATGTAGTTTGTTTGTAATAAGACCTGTTCCGAACTTGGTTGTAAGTCAAACCCAGGTACTGCATCTACTGGCATAATTTTTAATTTTTAAATTTTAAACATTTTTTTTACTTCTAATTCTCAATCCTCTACCGCTTGTACCTGAAATGTGTCTTGCTTTAAAACCACCTTCACTAATTTTTTGAGGCGTCTGCCTTATGTCTGTGTTGATGTTTTTACTCTTTTTCGAAACATCATCAATAGCATCTGCCTTGCCTTGCTCATAAAAATACTGAGCAAATTTTTCAGGATCCATAGCTGCACTAAGTGCCCTATGCCACCCTTTAGCGTCACTGACTAAACCATCATCACCTACATATTTTTTTACAAAATTATTTAGGTTACTTTGTTTAGACTTCATTTCTAGAGCATCCCCATATGCGTATGATATTTTTTTATCTCCTACATTGAACTCAAAACCTTTGAACTCGGAATCAAAAACTTTATCAGTTTGCTTCAAAAAGTATTCATTCTTTTGTTGGGCGCTCTCACTAGCTGTTTTGGATTTTTTGAGAGCCTCTCTATAAGTATTCAATTCTTCTAAAAGCTTTTCATCAACAGTATTCCCGCTTGACTCAAGAGGAACACTATATGTGTCGCTGAATTCTTTTAGATATTTTTTTGCTTTCGATATCTCTCTTTTTTTTGCAATATTCTTTTTCTTTTTTACATCAGGCTCATCTAACTCCTCATCATATCCGAACTTATCGTTCATCAAATATTCAATGTCCTCTGAGTCTAGATCATTTTCAGTCAAAGAATAATACTCTTTAAGTAGTTGGTCATCAGATAAACTCGTATAATCTCTATTCGCTTTTACAAAATCTGAAAAACCTCTACCTGTTTTCTTTTTGAAATCCAAATATTTTGATACGTCTTCTGGAAGAGGATCGTTTTGCTCTTTATTAGCAAACAAATCATCAACAGAAGAAATATCTTTGTCATATCTATTTTTAATAAATTTAAGAACGTCTTCGTCTTTTATAGTTGGACTTTCAACTACCGATTCTTCATCGGCACTTTGTTCTACAGGCTGCTCTTCAACAGGTTCCGTAGATGTTTCCTCTTTTGCCTCTACAGCATCAGAGTTTTCTTCTTCATGTTTTTTTAGTAGTTGTTCTTCTACTTCCTGCACAGACTTCTCTTCTACAGGATTTACTTCTTTTACTTTAAATTCCATTTTATTTAATTTTTTACAAAGTTAATACTAAATTTAATACCCTTTTTAAGGCTATCTCGGTTCAAACTCAGCTAAATCAAAACCGTCTAAACTATCTTCATTAGACTCAAAACTTACAGGCGGTAAATTGTTTTTACGTTGCTCTATAAGCTTTGATTGTTCAGTATTAGCTTGAGATATTCTTTCAGACTTGGCTTTTTCTCTTTGATCCTCTCTTTCTTTAAGTCCTTTTTGTTGAGCGTTTTGAATTTGCATTTGCAAGTCAAATTCTAATTTCATGAGCTCTGATTTAATTGCAGCCTCACCTTTCATTTTTTCTACACTGTAAGTAGCTTTTGCCTGTTCTATTTGCATAGCTGCCTGAGTTTCCATTTGTAATTTCTGCATAGCGGTCTGAGCTGCCATTTGTTGAGACTGCATGTTTATCTGCGCTTGTTGTTGGGCTGCTGCCGCTTTAGCTTGTTGATCTTGCTCTAGTTTTTGTTTTCTTTTTAATTTTAAAACTTGATTGGCTAATTTAATGTTTCTGATTTCCCTAACATCTATTGCATCTTCAAGATTAATGTCATTTTTAGAAAGAGCCATTTGAACATTAGCTTCTAGAACTTTTTTCTCTTCTTCATCGGGTAACACCTCAATAAAAATACCGAAGTCGCTTAAATACAAGTTGGCGACCTCCTCTAAAATACCTACATTAAATTTACCAACTTGATTAATAAACTCATCTCTAAATTCTGAATATTCTAATAAATCCGCTATTCTGCTTGATAAAGCAGTGCAAAGTCTTTCAGTTAATGTAAGTCCTGCATCTAAAATATGTCTTGTTGCAGTGTTGCTACTCAAAGCAGCAAGTTTTTGTAAGCCTACCAAAGCGTAAGTATCAGGTCTAGTTCCGTCTCTTGCTTCATTCAATCCTGTTACATCTCTTAACATAGACATGTAGTGATTATAAGTAGCGACTAAGCTTTGTATCTTGGCTTGACCAGAGTTTGAGTTTAATTGCTGTATAGGCACCCTAGATTGATTAAAGTCACCATCTTGAGTGTAACTTCTACCAATAACACTACCTGTTTGAAAAAACATTCGAATTGCATCTTCAGGATTATAGGTTTGACCTGTACCTAAGTCAACCTCGCTTAATCCGTCTGCATCTATAAAGATTCCATCAGGAACAGTTCTAGCAATGACTTGTTGTAGTTTCAAGTGCGTAACTTGAATCAAATCAGCAAAAGTTATCATTCTTCTAACTAAAGATTCCACTACACCCTTATACATTCTTGGTGCAGCAGCAATGAATTCAGGATAAACTTCTTGACTTGCAGATTGTGGTCTAGCCATATTTTCTGCCATTTGCCATTTCAGTAAAATATTTGTTCCCATAACCATAACCCCTTCATACCAAACATCTATAGTTTTGGTCACCTTTACAAACTTTCCTTCTTGTTGCATTTCTGGAGTTGGATCAAAATCCTGGTCTTTTTCAATAACTTTTTCTGCTCCTAAATTATTTTCTTTTTTCTTATATGTAAAAGTATTCGTGGTTTTGTAGTTAAAAAATAAACAAGTTGCACTGTCCCTACTAAACATGCTATTGTTATAGTATTGAGCTGTGTTGTTGTAATCATACCAGCTTTGACTGTATTTTGAAATTTCATCCATGTCTGCATTTGTCAAACTAGGATCTATTTTTTTTAGCTCTATGATTGGCAGTGTTTTAATTTCACCCCAATAAAAACAATCTTTAAAATTTGGATCTTCTGTGTAGCTATAAACTACATTTGCAGGATCTACATATTCTATAGATATACCTGCGTTTGGCAAGAACCTATGCTTGCACATAGATATCCCTAAAACCATTTGGTCATAGTATAATTGTTTTTGAATATCTTGATATCTGTTTTCAGACAATACAGTGTTTAGTGCCTCTTCCTCTGCTATTTCTATCGCAGGCTTGTATTTAAGCTGCATATGTAAGCTTAATTCTTCACTTGTATTTGGTATTTCATCTTCTGGTATGGGAAAAGGATTTATGTTGAAGTCTTTTTGGAATTGTTGCATCAATGGCTTTGCCTGCATATTTTGACGCATTTCAACCTGATACTGACTTCTTCTATCCAAAGACATTGCGTCTTGAGCGTAGCAATTTATTTTAAAAAGTCTTTCTGCCATTCCGTTAACAACTATGTCAACGAATTTTGGAATAATAGGCACAGGAGTCCAGTCTAAATTTAAGTAACTTAAATCTCCATCAATTGCTAATTCATTTTTGTATTTTTGAATTGATTGCTCACCGCGAGCATATAGGCGTAGCCTATGAAAGTCAGCCCACTGATTATAAAACCTACTTTGACCTCCGTCTTTTCTAAACCATTCATATTGTATGGCTTGCCCTATTTGTAACCCAAATTCAAGGCTTTCCTTAACTTTGTCTGAAACGAATTGACTTGGGAAACCTTGGGGGTTTATTGAAATCTTTACATCCTCCATTTACTTTATAATTTGGCTAAAACTTCCCCTATTGTCATATCTTGCAAAGTTAAGTTTTATTTTTGATTTATTTTTAACGGGCTGATATAGGCTTCTTTGGTTAGCCATTATCGCTAAACCTGAGCTTATTGACGCATCAAACTTTGTTCTATTATTAATATTGAATCTTGCCCAATCGGTTAATGTTCTTGTAAAATACATTGAACCCATTGCGTCAGAGTCTCTAAAAGTTCCTAAAAAATCTATTCCTACATGTTTTTCTATAAAAGATTCTATTGCAGCTGCATGAGCTTGCTTGATGTCTTCACTAGAGTTAGGTATTCCACCTAATTCTTTTTCTGATCTTGAAAGTTTGTTGTAAACCTTGTCAGGTCTATTCATTGAGTAGCCCCTGTATCCTCGATTTTTAAAATGATACAACAGTCTTGGCTTGTTGTTTTCTATTAATATCGGCATCCCATAAAATACACATGCCATCAAAACATCCTCAAAAAATATTTCAGCAGTTTGTGGCCTTGCAATATATTCTAAAAAAAATTCATTTGTTGGCCCCTCATCCATGTGAAATTTTGTCATTCCGTGCAATGCACCATTAGAGCCTCCACCGCCAACTGTACCTGAAATGTCATAACTATCACAACCAAAAGATCCCATGTGCTCATTACCAGGGTATTTTGATCCTTTTTTATATATAGTTTTATTTTGTAAATGTTTATTAGGCGTCCATGAAACATAAAATCTTCCACGATCATTAGGACTAAATATAACTTCGGTATCTTTTACTCCGTTTTTCCAAGAAAAAGAACCTCTAGTAATCACCTGGTCTTTGATTAAGGATTCATTATAATCTATTTGTTGATATATTTTTTGTAGATTAAATAGTGACTGCTTACTCTCATCTCTAAATGCATGATTCTCAGATCTTGGAAATTGTCTATAAAACTCATTCAAAGCATCAGGATCATTTTTTAAAGATTCTACTTCGTTTTCCCAATAATCAATAGCGCCTTGAGTTACATAGTCGCCATATACATCTATAATGCTTTCTTTAGGATTTCTAAATACAGGCATACCATGTCTGTCTATAAAACCTTCCATATTCCACTCCATAGGAATAAACAAGCTATATAGACCGCTTTTTGTTTGTCCATTTGCATTTCTATTATTTATGTCGGAATCATAAAATAGTTTTTTAAAACTATCACCTCCTTTTTCAAGAGAATTAGAGGTGCTTCCCATCATACATTTACCGATAATTTTACTTCCCAATCTTAAGCAGGTTTTGGTTACTCTCCAGTTATTTAAGATATTATTTGGTCGTTCCCATTTTCCAGATTCATCATGTACTAAAAGTTTTAGTTTTTCTCCATCATAACTATTGTCTCCTGTATTTTTCCAATCAATGGTAGTGTCTAACCCTTCTACCATTTCAACCTCTTCAGTATACATATTTTTCTTTGTAATCTTTGAAGCGGGTACCCTAAAAGCTAGTTCTGTTTTTGGCTTATCCATACCATCTTGAACGGGTTTAAAAAAGAAGGGGTAGTTGTTTGCAATAGGAACCACCTTGTCGGTAAACATTTTTTTCGCATCTCCTCCTGTTTTCGAAAGTATACCTATTCTAGAGTCTTTTGATATGGTGGCTATGTTTGCACACTCTTCGCTTCCCATGTAAGAAAACCCTGAACGCCTAATTTTTAAATAGCAAATTCCAAATGATCTTTTGTCTGCTTTGCAGGCCTCCCAATATATATAAAATAATCTATTTGCTTCTCGATAGTTTGGATAACCAATATCTATTTTCGTCCATTGCAAATACATGTAATGTGATCCTGTTATATAGGTTTTAATACCATTGTTGTAAAACCAAAAACCGTCTTCTCTTCTGTCAAATTCAGTTTCTATGTAGTCAACCCATTTGTCCTTGAAAGTGCTTGGTGCTGAGTGCCAATTGAATATTGATTTGATGCGGAATAACTCTTGGGGATATTCAAATCTTTCCCAATACTGCTCATTTTTTTTAGCAGACCTTTTATAGATTTTAACTGGAGCTTTTGGTAAGGCAATCTTAAGACCGTTGATTTGAATAATGTTTTCAATCTTTCCTGATTTTGATATAACTACAATATCATATTTTTCATTATAACCATAATCCCATGCTTTAGCTTTATTTTTAACCGCCAACACGCTATTAGGAATATAATTTTCTAATACACTGTACAATTTATTTTGATCTTCTTTCTGCAAAACCTCTTAATGTGTTATCTTTTTTTTTAGTTGTTTCCTCACCTAATAATTCTTTTTCAGATTCTATTCTAGAAAGTATTTCAAAGGCATCAAATATTGCTAATTTTTTGGTGGCTGCTGCATTTTTTAATCTATCAGCAGCCAACTCATCATTTGGATCTGGCTTTATAATATCTTCTTTAGCTACTTTAATCAATTGAGATACAGCTTTATGACCTGCTTCAATTATTTTTAGTTTTAATTCTTTACTCATATATCAAAGTTATATTATTTGTAAACATTCTATAAAGCTTTTCTCCATCAACATTATATTCATATTCGCTGTCAGGTTGAAAAGATATTAAATCTCCTTCTTTTACTCCTTTTTTTTCTAACTGTTTGTTAGAATATTTTACTATTCCTGTCAACGGCTCTTCCTCTACATGAGTTTTTAAATAAATATCTTTTTTCTCAATAGGTTTTATCATGCAATATTTATCGTGACACTTCCATATATCATTACTTTTGTACATATAAAATTGATCAAAATCAATAAAGAATAAATCGTCTTTGAAAAAACTTTTACCGCTTTTTTCTCTACCTTTCATGTCATTGTAATATTTAAAAACATTGTGGTGAACAAGTAGTGTATCACCAATCGAAACCTCTCCTTTATATCCTATAGGAAGTTCTTTAACAATGGCATATCTATTAGAAACAGTATGATCTTCTTTGGAGCTGCTAATTATAAAATCTACACTTCCAATTTTTTTAGTATTATCATACCTCTTACCATTGTAAGCCTGTACAATGAAATAAAAAGGTGATCTCATTCAAAATTTATATTATACTCTATTGAAATAGGCATATTACTATTAAACTCTTTCCACAAAAATATCTCTTGGTTGTCGTTTTCAACCCATATTTTTATTGAGTCAGATTCTGAATCATGTTTTATTAAGTGTATGTGATATTGAGAACCAAGAACAACCTGGTCTACTATATAGTGCATAGCGCTAGACTTGTAGTCTGCTCCTATCGAAATTTTTCTTATATCCATTATAATTTAATTTTATTATCATATTAAAAGTAATGAGGAGTTATTTGCGTATTTACATCTCCATTTGAGTCAATACCTAACTCGTACTCTCCATTTTTTGTTTCCTCGTAATTTATTATTGAATTCGAAGGGCCAATTGTGTTAATTCTTTTTATGTATTTAGCTCCCGCAGAGTTTGATAAAGGAGTTGTTAATGATTGGTTAGTGTAAAACTTCTGTACCGCCATTGGAAGGGGTTCTGCTGCGTAAGCATTAACCACAGTTGAGGTGTTAGATCCACTGGAGACATGATATGCATAACCTGTATTTTGGCCATCATATAGGCTTTCCATGTATATTTCAGCTGTAAAATCTTGATTATTTTGATAACTATTACAACCTCCCCCTGAAGATTTCCAAGAACCAATTATTATCCTATATTCTCCTACTGTGTCAAAGCAAAAAAATCTACTTACAGTCATAGGGGCAGTTAAGAAATTAGTTGTCACAAGTGCACCACAACCTCCAAAACCACCTGGTGTTGTGGGACAATTAAAATTATTTTTATATAAGCCTAATGGCTGTGGCACGCTTTGAACGTGAAATCCGTGATTTGTGTTATTCGTCATACTAACTCCCGCCATGTTTGTAGCAACAGTCCAGTTTTGTGTTGAATCGGGCCTTGTTTGAACTACAATCCCGCCTGCTAATCCGTTTCCATTTTGATTTCCTGCAATTTGCATGTTTACTTCTAACGAAAAAGCTCCCTGTGTTTGAGAAGTTTGGTATTGGTCACCAAAATTACTAGCAAAATATTGAGGTTGTGATGAACACTTGTCTTTTACTGTGCTTCCGTTTAGTGTGGTAGGCACTGTAAATGACGCTCCTGTAACCGAAGATAAAGCTCCTGCTTGGGGGTTTTGTAAATTCACCAAGTTTTGAGTAGCCCATATTGCCTGTGCCATCTCTAAATTTAGTGAATTGCTCTGATATGGTATAAAATTTAAATCCGTTACAGGTCTATTAGCCTGTACTACTGGCCACACTTGTGTTGCTCCCTGATATATTTTAGAGACATTATCGGAGCCTACTTTTATATTTCCAAATGAAGGTGTAATTCCATTTACTTTAAAATCTGAGGCCATAAAAATATTTTAAATTATTACATACATTCTGTCGGCTAGTGGGCTTACAATTGCGTTATACTCTGCCTGAGTAAGAGTTACAATTTCTTTCACCGCTGTAGTTGATGACGATACTGTACCAGAACCTACTTTGTCTTGAAATGTATTATAGTCAGTTTGAGACAAATATCCATCTTGGCCTGCAGTTGCAACAGGAAGCGTTATATTCGGTGTTGCTCCTCCTGAGGATGCTAATGGGGCTGATGCCGTAACATCTGTAACCGTACCTGCGTTTGATGTATACCCCGCTGGGTTAGTTGCATTGTATGGAGTAAATCCTAGTGCTCCTGTTACTGCTCCGCTTGTTAAACTTCCACTTAAAGTTATTGTTGGTGTAGTTGGATCATTATCACTTGTGATACTAAGTCCTGCTACAGTGCCTGTTGCTGATACATCAGTAACTGTTCCGCCTCCACCTGAAGCTCCTGTAATAGTAACTGTTTTAACTCCTCCGTTAGCTGTTACTGCTGTTGTTACCGTACCCGCTCCAAGGAACCTTACTTCATCTGCATCATCTATTGTTTGTTGATTTCCTCCATCTCCTTCAATTACAAAATCATAATTGTTTACTGCTGGGAAAGTTACTAAGTTTCCTTCACCATTAACATATTCACTTGATTGTCCATCAAATGAAAGTTGTAATGTTCCATTTGCTGTTATTGTATTTCCTGAAGTTGCATTTCCATCTGAAGCTAATGAAATACTTGTGATTCCACCGCCTCCACCTGTACCATTCGATGCTGCAGTTATTCTTCCTTGATCATCTACCGTAATGTCTGCGTTTGTATAACTTCCTGCGGTTACTGCTGTGTCCTCAAGGGTAACAGTCACACCTAATGGCGATGCTGAAACGCTTGTGTCAATACCTGTTCCTCCTGATACTAAAAGCGTACTTCCACTGTTAACAGGTACAGGGTTTGTTGTTCCTGAGTCTGCTCCTAAGTTTAAAACAAAAGAACCTCCGCCTCCACCACCTGATATTGGGTTGACTGAAGATCCACTTCCTGTATTTATCTGAACTACTCCGTTATTAACAAATAACCCTCCTGTAGGAACTCCACCCGCTTGTGCAGCTGCTTCGTTTGTGTAAGCAAAACCTGAAATGGTTGGCAACAATACTCTTGGTACTTGCGTCACACCACCACCTCTTGTTACTCCACCTTCTGTTATCAAAAGTGCATTAATATCATTTACCGTACCAACGCCTACTGTAAATTTAGTATATCCAAGACCTAAACTAAAGTTAGTGTTAGGATATGCTGTATTGTCGTTTCTAAATCCAATAGTCATATTTCCATCTGTACCATGCAGATTTCCACCTATCATGAATGAATTATTGGCAGGTTGTCCTGCAGGATCTAGTGATGGGCCCTCATTGTTTTCTCCAAAAGCAAACATAGAGTCTCCACCTGAAACAACATTAGAATATCCTAAAACAAATCCGTTTTGTTCTGTCGTAACTTGGTTTTGTCCACCTGCAATAAAACTTGAATATGAATTTGTAAGGATATTTGTATTACCAATAATTGCAGATTGAACAGGTAAACTAATCGCTTGATTTACTGTTACATCATTATTTGTTCCTAATACATATGTGCTAGAAACATCTCCAGTTAAAGAGTTGCCTTGTCCTGCTACTATTGAGTATTTAGTAAGGCTTGAAGTTGAATTGCCTAGACCTACATTTAAATTGTATGTCCCTTGTGCACCTCCCGCTCCTATGCCGTTTGGATTTGTTGAACCTAATAGTATATTATTACCACTAATATTACCATTAGGACTTCCATTTCCTGAACTTTCATAATTTACCCAAAGTCCTCTATTTAATCGAATACCTCCACTAATTAGGTGAGCAAAATAATTTGCCCTAAGACCTAAATCTCCTTGACCTATCGAAACTCCTCCTCCTGAACCTAAATACAATCTATTGTTTTGAGAGTTTCCTCCAATCGTAAGGTCGTTACCAACCATTACTGCTCCTAGTCTGCCTGCGTTTTCAAGGTCGTTACCAATGGCTAAGCTTTTTCTAGCTACATTGTTTGTTGTTATAGTAATTTGATTTCCTTCACCTAAAGCACCTGCGTTTCCTGATATTGTGTTTAATGCACCTATAGCAAAATTACCATTACCAGGTGTAGTTACTGCAATATCGTTTACAGAATTTTGGAATCCTGATGTAAAATGACCAAAACCTTGGTCTTCATTAACTCTACTATTCCAGCCAATAGCTGCTGATCCTTGTGCGTTAGAAATAGTTCCACTACCTATTGCGATAGATTGAAAAGCGGAAGCTGTACCTGTAAGCAATGCTAATGAAGAATTTCCATCAGCTTGTGCATTCGGCCCGATAGCTATTGCTTTATCTCCTGTAGCCTCAGCTAAATATCCTATTGCAACTGAATCATCTCCGCTTGTCGAAGTCTCTGTTCCTATTGAAACACTTCTATTAGTATTTGTTGCTGATGTAGCCTCATTTCCAATTACTATTGAATTAGCGCCTCTTGCAAAAGAATCATTACCAATAATAAAAGATTCATTCGCATTTTGATTAGCATTTCTGTTACCAATAATGTAAGATCTATTGCTAGACATTTGAACAAAATTCTCTAGTCCAAGAACAATAGAATTGTTACTGCTTCCAACCGAACCATCAGCTCCTATGTAAACACTTCCTGTTGAGGTACTATCTACAATTGCTCCACTACCTATAGCAACACTATCGGCTGCTTCTGCACGTGAAGATGAACCAAATGCAAAAGAAGTCGGGCCTTCTGCCTTACTTGCAGAACCTCCTGCAAAAGAAGCAGATCCGCTTGCTTCAACACTTGATCCTACAGCAAAAGATTGATCTCCTGATGCAACTGACGCTGATCCAAGAGCAATTGATGTAAGTCCTGTCGCACTAGTTGACTTACCGAATGATAAGGCATATACTCCAGGCTTGGCATCTACACTGTCTCCACCACCTTCTAAACTTCCATAAAGTTTTGTTAGTTCTGTAGGGTAGTTTCCTGCCGCTGCGTTACCAATAGAAACTGTATTATCTTCAGGAGGTATGGTTGTTCCATCTGAAGAAATATTAATCTGATTATCTGCAACCCCGTTTGTGTCGTTTAGTTTCGCTCTAAAACCTAGTGCTATTGAATATCCTGCTTCAGTAACTGAAGATCCTCCTGTGTCAGCACCTATAAACGTATTTGCATTACCCTGAACTAGATTCTCTCCTGCTCCCGATCCTAAGGCTACATTAAAATAAGTAAATCCTGTGGTAGGGTTAAAGTCTTGTAATGCCTGATGACCAACCGCTGTTACGCCACCTTGTTGATAAGTCATTTTCTGTCCTGCACGTGAACCAATTAATGTATGAGCCGTAGGCTTATATAATATACCTGTTGATTTTGCTGCTAAAGAAGCACCTGCATTGTAACCTACTAATGTAAGTCCAAATCCACCTGCTCTCTGTGGATCTGCAGGATCAAAATTATCAGCCAAAGCTTTTCCTGCTCCTACACCTAAAGCAACTGTTTCTGATCCTTCATATTCAGCAGGTCTTTCTCCTTGAATAAGAACACCGTTTTTAGTCAATACACCTGTGTCAGCATAATATAAAAATGGCCAACCTGCTTCAAGAGTATTAGTGTTCAGCCAATTTGTTGTGTGCCCTGCAATACCTGATCCAAATACAGTGTCTGAATTATCAATTTTATCCCAAAATACATTACCTTGTATATCCTCTGATACTATTGCCCAATCACCAACTTTCCAATCAGTAATTGTTCCGCCACTAGCATCAGGTAACGCTGCACTACCGTCTTGATTTACTATCCAATATTTTCCTGTATTAGAAGGAATAAGTTGAATGTTTTGTAGATTTGGATTACCTCCATCTGTAGATCCTCCTTCGGCAACAGTTCTAGCATCCCATGCGGATTGAAACTCGAGTCCTGAACCTTGATAGTTCTCCCATCTTACTGTTCCATCTGGTTGAGAAACTAATACTTGCTCACCCGAACCTAACAACTCATTTTTATCATAAACTTGTGCATTTTGAAAATGCAAAGATGTTCCAAGAAATGTAGCGCTATTTAATCGAGAGTCTCCATCAACGGTTAGGTTTTCACCTACAGTTGCAGATATTCCTACAACTAAATCTGTTCCTACCTCAACTCGTTCAGCGACCTCTAAATTACCTGCGCCTTCACCATTGTCAATATAAACTACTTGACCTGCTACAGGAACAACTGTTACTGTAGCTCCTCCACCTTCTCCTTGTTCAATTGTAGGAATAGTGGAACTTTTTACATAAGGGAATTTACATTGATTGGATGAAACATTAATAAGTTCTGAAGCACCCGTAGTACAATTTGTAATTTTGAAAACTGAAGCATCTTTTCCTGCACATAATTTATATTCACTACAGCCTGTAGGAAAATTAGCAAAGTTTTGATATAATAAAGAATTTACGAGTTTGAAAGAAATTTCACCCTCGGCATTTGCTGTAAACACAGGTAGTCTCCAGGCGTTACCATCAAATGCTTCATCTATAACAAATTCAGCAATAGCTTGTAAAGTAAAAGTTTTTGTCTGCTTTTGAATTGGATTTGAATTCGCAGCAGTTCCAATCAGATAATCCGCTCCTTCAATGGGGGATTGATTGGGATACGATAAAGTATTGCTAATTTTGGCCATAGTATTATTCTTTTTGTTTTTCTTTTTCAGATACTTCTCCTGTTTGTAAATTTATAACAGAATTTTCTCCATAGTTTTCTAGCAACTCTTTTTCTAATTTTGCAAACTCTACTCTAATGTTTTGAACTTGTGTCAAAACTAGAGATTTTTGAATTTCTAAATCCCCTAATTGTGTTTTGAGATTTACAAAATCAGAGTTTAATTGCTGTAATTTTTCTAGTTCTACTTTCTTTACTTTTTTCATTGTTTTAAATTTAAGTTATTAATGCAAAGGTAATCAATTATTCTTTATTATTTTTTCTACCTTTCTCCCAAGACCTGCCCACAAAATATGCTCCATAAACAGTAATAAGCAAAGATTGAAATATTGGTATATATTCTTTTGCAATTTTGAAATCCCCAATGTTGCCGTCAGTAAAACATAGGGCAGTAAAAATTACAGTTAAATATATAAGAACCATAGGCCTTATATTTTTAGAAAGAAAGCTGTCACTTTGCATGTCATACTTCCATCTTTCACTTACTTGTAGTTGTGCTTCGCTATCTGCTTTTTCTAAGATTTCTTTAATTAATCTTTGTGCATTAAGCTTTTCTTCTTTTGTTGTGGTGAGTTTATCTATAACATCCCCCACCTCTTTGATGACTCCGCCTGTGAGCCATTGAATTATCTTTTTCATAAATTACAATATTCATTATATGCGTCAAAACATGGACAAGATTTAGCAGCAAACTCATTGTGTCCGTGAATAGTAGCTTCTGGATGTAGTTTTTTTAATACACGCAAAAGCTCCAATAAGGTTGCTATTTGTTCAGGAGTTCTTGTGTCTTTTGCTACCCAATCGCCATCGGGCCCTCTTTCAGCTTCTACTCCTCCGATATAAACAATGCCAATAGAATTTTTATTCAATCCCCTAACGTGTGCACCTGGTTGTTCCACAGGTCTACCATACTCCATCATCCCATCTAAACCGATGACATAATGATATCCTATTCCTTTCCAGCCTCTTCGTTTGTGCCATTTATCTATAGTGGCAGCTGAAACGGGCTTGCCTTCTTGTGTTGCAGAGCAATGAATAATTATTTTATCTATGAATCTCATCTACCTACTTCTTAGAGTCGTAGAGTCTTTGCTCCATAATTAATATCTGCTGTTTAATCTCTGAAAGTTCTTCTTTGATGAATTCGAGCTCGGCATTTGTTTTTATGATGGCCTGTTGGAGCTCGGGATTAAGTTGGGTGGGGGCAGGAAGCTCTTTGGCCTCCTGAATTTGTGCGGCTAGGGAATAATACATTCCAACAAACATAGCCACAAATATGATAATGCTAACTAAATTTTTCGGTGTTAAATCAATCTTTGTCTTTTCATTTAGTGTCGTCATCACTTATAATTTCATATATTACCTCGATATCTCCGAGTGACGTATCCTGACTAAAATACTCTACCATAGTGCAACTATTTCACCAGCTGTAGTTCCTGTGTCAAACACCTGTAATACTTGGACAGGAAAAAATTGACCTGCATAAACTCCTGTAAATATCACATCATCACCTCCAACGGTTAATACTCTAATATTACCAGGTGTTCCTATGTACAAAACACAGCCATTGTTAGTTCCACCCGATACTGATGGAATTTGATCTGTATCGCTTGGAGTTACTAATGCTGCTCTACCTGCTTGTAATTTTTGATACGCCATATTATTTATTTATTATATGGAAACAAACGATTTAAAGAATCTCTTCTTTCTTGACAACCGCATGGTTTCCCTGTTACTTTCTCATAGGTTTTAGCCACTTTATCAGCTCCTATTAATTTTGCTGCTTTGTGAACCGTATCACCAAATCCTTTTGATTTCATTCTAATTTATTTTTTACACATACATTGTGCCACTGGACAATCTTTAACATCTACAATTAATTTAGATATTAACCAGTTCCATTTACATAAAAGTTTACACCAAACTTTTTGTATCCACATTCCTAATTTTACTAATGCTTTACCCATTATTTCTTTTTCATTTTACATCCAAAGTTATTGGCATAGTTTGCTTGCTTTACAATAGTTGCCGAATATTTTTTCGGACTTTTAACTACTGCTGCTGCCGCACTGCATGCATCTTTGAATCCATTTTTCATAGCCCACTTTGTGAACTTACCCTGGTTCTTTTCTTTAATAGCAGGAAATTTTTTTTTCTTTGCCATTATTTTTTAAATAATCCGTGTAAGTGATTGTGCACACTACTTGGATAATGCTTCTCATATTTCATAGAGTGATCACCACCATATGCGTGACCATAAATCTTTTTGGACATAGCTTTTGATTCGTCTCTACGATCTTTTAAAGATTGTGAATGAGATCCTTTGTGTTTGCTACCTAAAGATTCGTCTAGTCTAGCATTATAACCTTGATGTTTCATTTTTAAATTTTTAAATTGTTAATTGTACAAATATACTAATATTTTCCTTGCCTATTTTTAGGGCTAGACTTCTTAGATCCACCCTTTCCTGCCCATAGATTTTTACATGCCCAATAACGTGCAGTTAGTTTTGATTTTGCTGTTCCGCATTTGTGACGTGCCTTGAAGCTCTTTCTTGCAGCTGCTGAATAATTATGTCCATATCCTTTTGCTCCAAAGTGAATAAGCTTTTCTCTTCCGCCTTCACAGGCTTTGACCATTTTCTTTTTACCCGCTCTATCAGAAGGGCGAGGTTTGTTGCAAGGCATGTTTTTTTTATTGGCCATATCACTGTTTCTTGTTTAAAGTGTATAATTTGTAAGGATGCGGATCATTTTTATCATTGGTGTATGTTGTAGCGCTTTGTATAGAAGTATCAATCATTTTTCTTTTTTTCGGATCCTTACTATATCTTTTAATCATACTAATTCCAGTTGCCGAATTGCTGCTGTATGGATTGTAAATAGTATCAGTTTCTTTGTTAAAATTTGGAAAAATACTTGTCGCTTTTTTTTCATATTTTTTCATGCATTTTCTAAGCGCACTACCTTTTAATCCTTTACAGTCCATTATGATGTATATTTTTTTGTTACTTTTCCAGCCCTAGTGTTTGCTACAACTGTTTTTCCTTTTGCTCCTGCTCTTTTTTTCTTACGAGCAGTTTTGGCTCTTTCCGCTTTTGACATAGAACGAGCCTTTGCTAATGGCAAGCATCTGTCAGGGTTCTTTTTATTCTTGCTCGTGCCACAAGCACCAAGAATAGAACCATCGGTTCCTATACGAACCCATTTCTGATCTCTCCACTTTTTTAATTCTCCCATTAATACTTGACTTCCATTCCGTATCCTGGATTGTCTTTCTTTTTACCTCCGTGTAGTTTTGCATAAGCATGTGCTTGTGCTTTACCTACTGCGTTGTATGGGAATTTTCTATCTGGTAATCCTTTTACTTTTACTGTTGGCATAATTTCTATTTTTTATTTTCTGCTATAAACTTTGCTTTGGGATCTGCAGCAGTAACATCAGGATTATTATCTAACCCATATATAATGCTTTGTCTACCCAAATCTCCTTTACCGTTTTCTTTGCGAGGTCGGTTACCTCTTCCTAATTTACTCATATTTTTTTAAAATATTTTAATAATTGTTTATAAGTCATTTGACTTAATATTGGATCATTTGTTGCGGCCTCTAGCTCCTCCCCATCTAATTTGGCTTTAGTTTTTGGTAAAGAAAAGTTTCCTGTAGCTAAAGCTCTTTTCAGTTTTCTAGGTCGGTTGCCTTTTCCTAATTTACTCATTTCTTTTTCTTTGACATTCTTTGCATATCCTTAATATGCTTTTCTATTATTTTAGATTGTGCCAAATGCATTTTAGATGCTTTTTTTAATTGAGACACAACTGATCTTAAACTTTTATCCATTACTTTTTCTTTTTAGCACCCTTAGCGTAATTGGGATCTTTACAATATTTACTCGCTGCCATATTCGCATACGCTGACGGATATGTGTCAAATGTTCTCTTCGCCCAGGCTATGCCTGCGGGACAAATTTTATTTCCTTTTTTCTTTCTTGCCATTTCTATTTAGCTCTAATTCCTATATAAACTTCCATTTCTGCATCTGACTGCGCTATACTTCCCGTCTCTACTCCCGATATATTAATTACATCACCTGCATTTAATTCAAAAGATGGCCCTGATAATCCTGTTGCTGTTTTGAGAGGATAAGTTCCATCATCGTTATTGTCAAGTAATATCCCTGGTATATCAACGCCTGAAGCATAGTTTGAACTATCGGTAGTTGATCCTAATGGACTTGACATTTTGAATATTTTAACCTGCCATGAGCTTCCTGCATTTATAACTACTGCATCATCTGAAATATATTTTAGAGCTACACTTACTATTTCGCAATCAAAAGGCGCAATAAAAACTGAAGAGTTATCGGTTGATGGAACAGAAGCTTGGCCAAATTCTAAAGTGTCACCAAATATTCCTGGATTACCACCAAATAAATTTTTAAAAGTTCCGTTTACTATAAATGTGTTTAACTGTGTGTTGGTGATTGTAATATTATTAGCACCGTCATCAGCGATTTCAATATGCGTTCCTTCAAGCAAATTGATTTGATAAGAAGTTCCTAAATCGGGCCCTGCAAGTCCTTCTAAAATTACATTGCTTCCGCCCCCCACTATAGGAAGAGAATTTAATCCGTATAGGCTATCTAACTTTGCAGGTTCTATTTGAACATTAGCTACATTTTGATATCCTACAACAAAGTCTATTCCAGATACATCTGCTGCTGGTGTAAATTGTGAAAATTTTTTATTTGCCATTTTTTATATTTATTTATGGACAAGTTTCAGGTATCATTCTACCATCGCCTGTAAACAACTCTTGTTCACAAAACTCGTCTATTTCTGTTATTATAAAACACAATTCGGGTATGTCTTCGTTTCTTTTTTGTGGAAACGGTGTTCCATTACCTATTCCTGCTGCTAGTCCGCTCATTTTTATTTACCTCCTGTGTTACCTTTATTTCTTCTTCCTTTGCCTTTTTTACCTCGAGCTCTTCTGTCTCCAGGTGTATTTGTTTTGCTTCCTCTATTTTTTTTCTCAGACTCTAAAACATATTTCCCTTTTCCTTTGTGAGAAACATCAAGTCCGTCATAGTTGCCATAAGTTCCAAATCTTCGATTTGCTCTATTGTCAGCAACTCTTTGTTTGATAGACTTCTTTTTTTTATTGTACTTGCTTTGGTAAGCATTGTGCTTTGCACGAGCCCTTTTATTTTTACGATAATATTTTGCCGTTCTACTAAGGGCCATTATAAAAAAGTTATCTTTGCAAAGATACAAATTTAATCTAATGCAAAATGACTACTTAAAATACTGGAAAGTGGTTCGTCAATGGGCAAGATCAACTTACAAGTTGTCTACTTCAGAAATAGAAATGCTTTTGTTTTTATATAGCGAAGATTTGTTTACTAGAAAAAATTTTGAAGAATATAATCAAATCATGTCTTGGGATAAAAGAAGATTTGATAATCTACTAAGAAACGGGTGGATAATAAAGTGGCGTGAAAGAAAAGGGCGTGAATCTATATTGTACGGCCTAGCGTATAAAAGTAAGCGCTTATGCGCTTCGATTTATAAAAAATTAAACAAAGAGGAAGCTATATCCGAAGATCGTAGAAAAAATCCGATGTTCAGATCAGGTGCTAAATATTCCGATAAAGTGTATCGTAGGGTTATAAAGAAAATGAATCAAGAAAGAAAATTATAGTACAACGACTATATCTCGTTCTTGAATAATACTTACCACGTCTTCATGCAACATCATTTTGTGTCCTGCTGCTTTGTCGTAATATATAATATCACCTTCCTTAACAACAGACACTTCAGTGCCTGGTAAAAGTATCAATCCTTTTTTGTATCTTAGTTGGTTGCTATCTTCTGAAGTAAGCAAAATACCTGATTCAGTTTTTTGCTGCTCTTCAATTTCAGTTACAACTATATACTTCCCTACTGCTTTCATACAACTTCTTTTTCGTGCACTTCGGTTTTATATATTTTATATCCGTTTTCCTTTAGAAGTTTAATGGCTTCTTCAACCTTTTTGTTTTCTTTTCTAAAGTGCTCGAATATTTGATTATGTATTACCATGATTTATATATTTAAATTAACTATCTTCCTTGGCCTCTGTATCTTTTTAAATAGTTTTTACTATTTTTTACTTTGCTGCTTTTGGTCTTACAGTGTATACCTTTACGCTTACGACTTTTAGATTTATATTCAGCAAGAGTTATTTTAGCCATTATTTTTATTTTTCTTTCTAAGGTCTTCTTTACCCTTTTTGAATATAGCAACTACTTTTGTTTTGCCCATGACTTTGGCTCTTTGTTCACCAACAGTTAGTATTTGAATTTTTCTAGCAAAGGGTTTTTTTATTTTTTTCACCTTAGCTACTGTGGCTCTAGCGTCAGCAGGCGTGGCAAATTTTATACTTACTGTGTCTTTTGGGTTTTCATCAGTATACAGTCTACGGCCACTACCCTTTGGTTTTTTTCCAGTTCCTACTTTGGGATCTTTTTTCTTTTTAGCCATTTTTTCTTTTCATTGTTACTATTGCGTTTGTTGTTAGTATAGTAGTTGCTACACTTACTGCATTTTTCAATGCGTTCTTTGTGACTTTGGCAGGATCAATGATTCCCATTTTATACATGTCACCAAATTTTTTATTCTTTACATCATATCCATAATTGTATGGAACATCATTGCAATTACAAACCTCATCTCTAATTTTTTTTACGTCTTCACCTGCATTGATAAGTATTTGCTCTATTGGTTTACACAATGCTCCGTATAATATGTCGCAAGCATGCCCTTCGTCTAAAAGTTCACCCGCTCTAAGCAGAGATATTCCGCCTCCTGGAAGTATTCCTTCTTCAACGGCTGATCTTACAGCGCACACCGCATCTTCGATGCGGTCAAATTTTTCTTTTTGCTCAATATCCGAGTTTCCTCCAACATATAGCACGCCAACTCCCCCAGATAACAAAGCAATCCTATCATTTATAAATTCTTTCTCAGCTTTTATCTTATTATTGTCTCTTTGTTCCTTTAATTCTTCAATTCTTTCGGTTATTTGTGGATTTTCGCTGTGATTTGTTACAATTACGCTAGAATTTTGCCCAATAATTACTTTATCTGCGTGTCCGAGGTCTTGCATTGTCAATAATGCTAGATTATCTCCCTGTGATTCGCTAAAATATGTGCCGCCTGTAGCCAAAGCTATGTCGGATAGCAGTTCATTTGTACGATATCCAAACGAAGGTGGTATAATATTGCAAAGTTTTAGATTATTCTGCACAACATTTGCTGCAAGAGTGTTGACAACGCCCTGAACGCAGTTGCCTATGATCAATAATTTTTTATTTTGGTTGATTACTGGCTTTAGCACTGATTCAATTTGAAGAATATTAGTAATCTCCATGTCTGTTATTAAAATCAACACATCATCTAAAACACATTCATCGTTTCTTTGATTATTAATAAACAACTTAGAAGTATATCCTCTATCTACTTTGATTCCTTTTGTAATTTCATAATACGTTTCTTCTGTTTTGCTATTCTCAACAGTAAGAACTCCGTCTTTACCTAATTCTTTATAGGCATCAGCTATCATTTTCCCTAGATCCGCATCATTGTTGGCCGATATGGTCGCCACATCTCTTAATGTTTTGCCTGTTACTTTCTTAGAGTTCTTTTCTAATCTTTTAATTATATTATTTGAGATTAGATTAATTTCTTTTACAAGTTCTGCCTTGTTGATATTCTCTTCTCTTTTAAATAACTGCAATCCTTCACGAACTATAGCCTCAGTAAGTACAATAGCTGTGGTTGTCCCGTCACCTGCTGAGTTTGCTGTTCGTTCCGCTGCCTCTTTCATCATTCTTACTGCAAGATTCTCAACTGAGTCCTCCAGGTCAATAGATTTTGCAACGGTGACTCCGTCTTTTGTTATGGTGATTCCGTGTGTGTGGTTTTGAGACTCAATCAAGACTGTTTGGCCTAGAGGGCCTAACGTACTCTTTACTGCTTTTGCTATCTTGCTGATCCCTTTTAATAATTTATCTCTCCCCTCTTCGTCAAACGAAAGTATCTTTGGATTCATGTATATTAAATTTGATTTTAAGCAAAGATACAATAATTTTTGTAAATGTCGTATGTCGTTTTTCTACGCTCCTATACTCTCATATAGTAAATACTGTTTTATAATTTTATTTTTTTTTATAATTACTATATAAAATTGACATAATCGACATAAAATTGATAATCAAACAGTTAGAGTAAAAAAAATCAACATACTATTGACATGAGTCGACACAAAACCTAAAAAACGACACAAAAAAAAAGAGGTTGATTAGATCAACCCCTCTTCCGTGAAACACAAATTAACTCTGGGAAGAAAGTTACTTGTAAATACTAAAGAAATCCTTTTTAGCCTCTGCGAGTTCCATTCCCTCAGCAATCATACTAATTTTTTTAGCACGTTCTTTTGCTTTTTTAAACTCAGCTAGTTTTTTAATTCCTGTTTCATAATAATTAAATCCACCTACAAGCTCATGCCTGTTTCTTTCAGATAGATATTCTTTCATAATAGGCCTCTTAGTCATCATTGTCTTGCCATTTAAAATTTAAACTTATGATCCCTAAATAAATAATCAATTCATTGTAAGGATATTCTTCGTTTGCTCCGAAATAACTCCAGCCTAAGCTGAAACCTATCGAGAGTCTTTCTTGTATTTCTAATGTAACTTCTTCCATAGCAACAAATATACGAAAATATTTTTAAATATCAGATATAAATAGATTTTGGGTAATATATTGCTTTGACGCAACTCCATCATAATAATAATTAATTTTTTTTTTGACACCCCCCCTCTAAAATTTTTTGCCTTGCCTCGATTTTTTTGGCTTTTTGTAGGGCACCCCCTCGCACCCTCACCCCCTCACCCCTCGCACCCCTTCCGCCCTCCCTTCCTCCGCCCTTTGCCCCTCACCCCTTCCCCCTTTGCCCTTCTTTTTTTTGTTGCATACCCAAAACAAAGAG